TTCTAAATCTTATAACGATATCACTATTGTTGATTACTTTGTTAGCAACTTTGTTACTAATACTAATCTATGGGTTGGTGACATCATCGGTCACTCTGGCGACGAAGCTTATAAAGAATGGTCTAAGAGATTAGAGTCATTACATTATTATTATGAGCAAGACATTGACTATATATTAGAAAGAATGACGGCGAACAAGATGCACTTTGACGATATATTTACATCTAAAGACGGGCAACACCCACCGATACTCAAGATGGTTTTATCTAAAAAGATAAGTCTTGAAACATTTTTGATACTAGAAGATATACTTTCATTTGCAAAACGACTAGACAAAGATATATCAGAAACAGTATTGTGGCCGAAGATGCACGACAGAGTTAAAAGATACAGACCGTTCATGAAATTTAACAACACGAAATATAAAATGACACTAAAAAATAAATTGAAGGAGATTTAAAATGTTTAAAGGATTGTTTAAAAAGAAAACATCAGTTAAGAGTGAGAGTTCATATGAACTAATGGAACTGCGAAAACGAATAACAATGCTAGTCGTGGGTTGTGGGTATGTAGGCGAAACAACAGCAAAGGCACTAGAAGAATTTGGTTATGCAGTTGTTCGTATTGACCCAAAATACAACGACAATAAGATTAGTGATTACATTCATATGAATGACTTAGGTGCTGTAGTAGCAGTACCAACACCTACAGTTGACGGACTATGTGATGATAGTATAGTGCGAGAAGTACTTGAAGAACTAGGCGACATACCAGTTCTTCTTCAAAGCACAGTTCTACCAGATATCGTAGAATCATATGCAGATAGTGTATCATACAATCCAACATTCTTGAGAGCTAAAACAGCAGAAGAAGATTTCGATAATCAAAAACACTTTATTATCGGCGGCACATCAGATAGTACCACAATGTGGAAAAACATATTCTCAAGCATGAATGTAGAATTTATTGAAACTGATAGACATACGGCAAGTATGGTCAAGTATGTTCATAATTCTTGGTTAGCAACTAAAGTTGCCTTCTTTCATGAATTGATGATGAAAACAACTGACGAAAATCTAATACAACCTAAGAGATTGGGAAAACATCAGAGAGTGGTTAATATTCTTGCTGAATTCGAGAACATTGGACCCTCACATATGGCTGCCCCAAATGATGAAGGTAGTCTTGGTTTCGACGGAGAATCTTTTCCGAAAGACACATTAGCATTTCTACACTATACAGATAGTGAGATATTACAAAAAGTAATTGAAGTAAATTCTAAGTTGAAGGAAGAAGAATGGATATAAAAATGAGTTTATTTCATTTAGGCACAATGCTAATGAAATTTGAGCTGCCTGTAAACTTGATAGATGATATGAATAAAGCATACGATAAACACAGAGAGGATATGCCATCACACAATGACCAACTTGCTGGTAAAATTGCAGATGAAAAAAAAGTTAATAGTATATTAAGCGAAGAAATGAAACAAACTTTTCAAACTTGTTTTGACAAATATATAGAAATGCGTAGTATGACAAAGTGGGATTGTGTTCCAGGTCCTTGTTGGATAAATGAAATGAAATCGGGCGAATATAACCCTACACATTTTCACACAAGTCTAAACGCTGACTTGGGTTTATCTTCTGTATTGATGTTAAAACGACCTGATTGGTATGGCGTTGAAGCATCAAGAGAAGAAAAACCTGCAAACGGATGGTTAGAATTCTCTGGCGGAGACCAATCGCCACTCTCTATTTCACAAACACGAGTAGATGCACAAGTAGGTGAGTTATATGTATTTCCATACACTCTATTACATAGTGTATATCCGTTCAATAGTACAGATGAAGTAAGGCGAACAATGTCTTACAATTGTGATTTAATTAGAAAAGGATAAAGAAATGAAAGAATCGCAAGTAGCAATGAAACCCTACATGTTAGGTAGTATGATTATACATTTTAAAATACCTTTGAATGTAATAGATGCTATTAATAAAGCGTATGACGATAGAGTAAAAGACTTACAACCATGGAATAAAAATCTCGTTGGTAAAATTGAAGAAGAAAACCTAGTTAATGGTTTAATAACTGATGATATGAAAAGTCTTTTTACTGGTTGTTTTAAACAATATATGAAATCAGTTTCAAAACCTTGGTGGGATGTTAGTTTACAACATGTATGGATAAATGAAATGAAGGCTGGCGAATACAACCCTTTTCATACTCATACAAGTCCAAAAACCGACTTAGGTTTATCTTCTGTATTAATGCTAAAAAGACCTGATACTTATGGTAAAGAAGTATCAAGACCAGAGGATCCTTCAAACGGATGGTTAGAATTAACTGGCGGCAATCAAGACCCACTTGGTGTGTCAAACTGGAGAAAAGATTTAGAACCAGGCGACTTAATAATATTTCCTTACACTATGTTACATGGCGTTTATCCATTTAACGGCACAGATGAGGCAAGACGAACTCTATCATACAATTGTGATTTAATAAAACCAGAAGTAGAATAATGATACTTAAAATAATAGGATTCTTTGCTATAGTTTATCTGGCAGTTGAGTACATGCCTTTAATTCTAGAAACAACAGATAAATGCTTAGGAAACGCTTGACAAACAAAAGACTTTAGTGTATAATGGAATCATATGCAAGAAACTTATGCATATATTTTGTTATAAATATAAAGGTGCGACATATACAGCACAAGACGATACAATAATCATACAAATACAATAATACAGGAGAAACAAATATGGCAACAAGCCTATCAGCGTTAAAACGCTCAAACAACCTTGATACCCTAATGGGTGAACTACAAAAGGTTGCAGAACCCCAACGACAAACAAACTCATATCAAGATGATAGATTCTGGAAACCAGAACTAGATAAGTCTGGTAATGGGTATGCTGTTTTTCGTTTTCTACCAGCAGTTCAAGATGAAGATTTGCCATGGTCAAGACTATGGTCTCATGCATTTCAAGGTCCAGGCGGTTGGTTTATTGAGAATAGTTTAACTACTCTTAATAAGAAATGTCCGATTAGTGAATCTAATAGTTTACTATGGAATTCAGGCGTTGAGGCAGATAAAGAAATTGCACGAAAGAGAAAGCGTAAACTTTCTTATACTGCAAACATTATGATTATTAGTGACCCTAAACATCCTGAAAACGAAGGTCAAGTAAAACTATATAAGTTCGGTAAGAAAATCTTTGATAAGATTACCGAAGCGATGAAACCTGAGTTTGAAGATGAAACACCAATCAACCCATTTGACTTTTGGGAAGGTGCAAACTTTAAACTGAAAATCAGAAAAGTTGATGGTTACTGGAATTATGATAAATCAGAGTTTGACAGTAAGTCTGCTATTGCAGATAATGACGAGTCAATCGAAGAAATATGGAATAAACAATTTCCATTGAAGCCATTTCTTGCAGACGAAAACTTTAAATCATATGATGAATTAAAAGCAAAACTTGATAAAGTTCTATCTGGCGTAAGGAATACTGGTACTGCCGAAGATGTTGCAATCCCACCTGTAACACAGACAGCTGCACCAGTTGTAGAAGAAACAGTAAGTTCCCCGACACCTGCTCCGGCGACTACTGCTGATGATGATTCAGACGAAACATTGAGTTATTTCAGTAAGTTAGCGGAAGAGGACGAGTAAACTCTCCACCTGTTTTCACTACTAAAGGGTTAGAATCTTGTGTTCTAACCCTTTTTTTGTCTAAATATTAACACTTATTATGAATGTAGTTTGAGATATCAAAAACAATATAACATAAAAGGAGAAAAATTTATGTGGAAAAATATAACGGATACGATAGGTAATATTACAACGGTTGCTGTACAACTAATTGGTTTATCAGTTGCACTAGAAGTAGTCTTTGGTTCAAATGTGCCATTCTTATCTTTAGGTGTTATTAGTAACATCTCTAGTATAGTCGGTACTTTGGGTAACGAAGGTCTAGTAGGACTAGTTACGATTGCAATTCTATGGTCACTTTGGTCTAAGAAGTAGTAATCTTTTAGTAATATAGAGGGGGCTTCGGTCCCCTTTTTTTGTGCCTATAATCCTTATAAATAGTAGTATGAAAACATTATTACAAATGCTTTTATTGATAGGGTTTAGTACCTCAGCAATATCAAGTAGTTTGACTTTTGACTTTAGTAATCCTGCGTTTAGTGGTATCGGATATTCTAGTCATGTCTTATCTATTGAACAGTTGCAATATCAAAGAGAGCAATCAAACAAAGACGATAAGACGGCTGCTGAAAAGGCGGCTGAACGAGCTGCTAAAAACACAACTCTTGCAAAGTTCGTAACGAATGTCGAGAGTCGTATCTTTGCTAATCTATCTAAGCAGATGGTTGATAATATGTTCGGCACGAATTGTACTGAAGATACATCTACGACTGCATTAGAATGCCCACTTAGTGGTACTGCAACTCTACCTGATGGTTCGACTGTTGCATGGATTAAAGATGAAACAGCAGAAACGATTACACTAACTGTTACTGCCGCTGACGGCTCGTTGACTACTCTAGTTGTGCCTGTTGGGGACTTTAAATTCTAATGGACTATTTACTACCAATCATATTATCTTTATTCGTAGCATCATGTTCTGTTCAGAATACAAAGGCGATAGAAGTAGAAATGCCTTTTGTACAAGGAACGCCAACGAAAGAATTGTTACAAGATATGCCGCCACTTATCGGTATGCCGACAGACGGAAATGGCAACCCAGTAAAGATTACAGTTGCAGTTTATAAGTTTCCTGATTCTACAGGTCAAAGAAAAGCAGTCGGACTATCGACAGCAGTTTCACAAGGTGCAGATGTTTGGGTGATACAATCTCTGATGGCAGTTGCAAAAGGTAAATGGTTTACAGTTGTTGAGAGGGCGAGTTTAGATAACTTAATCAAAGAACGACAACTCATAAGAAGTACAAGAGAATTATATGATGGTGCGAGTGGAGTAGATTCACTACAACCCATGTTATTTGCTGGTCTAATATTAGAGGGCGGTATTGTTGGTTATGATACGAATACAACAAGTGGTGGTGCTGGTGCAAGGTTTTTAGGTCTAGGTGTAAACGAACAATATAGAACCGACCAAGTAACAATATCATTAAGATTGATTGGTGTGCAGACAGGAGAAATTTTATTAACTGTGTCTGCAACTAAGACAATCGCTAGTACTAGTAATGGTGCAGATGTGTTTAGATTTTTAGACTTAGGCACAAAAGCATTAGAGATAGAGTCTGGCAATGCAGCAAACGAACCAGTAAATTATGCGATTCGTACTGCAATAGAGTATGGTGTCTTAGAGATGCTTTACGAAGGCAAAGAACAAGGACTGTGGGAATGGGCAGAAGTTGTTGTTGCAAAGGATAAAGACATAAATATATCTCAGGCTGATATAAAAAGTCATAGTCTGAGTAAACATCCGATTTCGGAGAAACAAGGAGAGTAATTTGAAAGCTTTAACTTTCTTTATTATGTTTCTGATGAGTATGTCAGCGATGGCATCAAATAAGATTTATGTAACACAGGCAGGTGCTTCATTAGTATTTAATGTGCTGCAAGATGGCGACGGAAACAAAGTCGGCAATAGCACAACGGCGTCTACGGCTTCGGGTTCAGCAACGAACTTTAATATTGACCAAATAGGTAATAGTAACTTACTGACATTTGATATTGATGGCGATAGTTTTACAGGTACTTTTAGTACGACTGGTAATAGTAATAACATTGATTTCAATTGTGATAGTGGTTCTGCTACATCAGGTTGTGATAGTATTACAGCATCAATCACCTTTACAGGTAACTCACAAGATATTGATATTGATTTAGGTAATACTAGTTCAAAGTCAGCTGACAGTTCAACTGTTTCAATTACAGGCGCTTCGGGTACAGACAGTACTGTTGTTGCCGCTACGATTGATGGTACTAGTGCAATATTGACACTAACTATTGCTGGTGATTCAAACAACTACTTAATCAACATTGATGATAATGGTGATGTTAATGGTCATACATTGATTATGACACAGACAGGAATCACCGCTGATGTTGATGTCGTACAATCAGGCAGTTACGATAATATAGCAACTGTAACGACAACAGGCGATTCACAAAACTTAGATATCAATCAGACTGCTGGTGGCACAATTACTTTAGTGTCAACAGGAAGTACAGCATCGGCTGTTAAGACGATTAATATTAATCAAACAGGTCATGCAGTATTTACAACCGCAGGCGATGGACTTAATGGTGCTGGTGGTAGTTTCGATATAGACCAGACATCTACAGGTACAATATCTTTAGACCAGAACGGTGCGAGTGCGAATGTAAGTGTAAATCAAACAGGCACAGGAACAATCACACTTGACTTAGATGGTGCGAGTGGTACTTATGATATTGATTCACTTAATAATAGTACTATCACATTGACTCAAGACGGCGCAAGTGCGAACTACAACATCTTACAAACTGGTGGTAGTGGCGATACTCTGATTATGACTCAGAACGGCGCAAGTGCTGATGTAGATATTATACAACGAGATTAGATGTGAGAGTCTTTCTTATATTATGGTTTCTAACATTTTCATCATTCGCTAGTATTATTGGCGATGTTATCTTACACGAAGGTAACGCTGTTATTGAAAGAACAGATGGTGAAGATGTTGATTCCAAAGTCGACTTAGATATATTTTCATACGACACAATTAAAACAGGCAAAGGTAAAGTTGCG